AGCGGTAACGACACCGCGTCTAATTCGTGGGCGATCAGCCGTCCCGCCCAATCCACGGGTGACCTGATCCTGTGCCATGTGGCATGGGACGACTCCACCAACACCTCATCCCTCTCCCTCCCCAAAGGCCCTGGCGGGGAAACGCCGCAGGTGTTGGTCTCCGCCCACCCGGACACCCCCACCGATCAGCGCATTTCCGTCTGGTACTGGGTCGCCGAATCCGACCAAAACAGCGGCAGTTACACGGTTACGCCCAGTGCCTCCGAGCAATGGACCGCCACCGTGGTGCGGGTGCCAGCGGGCGAATTCGACGCCACAACACCCATCGGCGCAAACACTACGGGGGGAACTTCCAACACATACAGCCAGGAAGTTCCAATCAGCGCCTTTACGGCTGGCGCGACTGATGGGGATGGCCGCCTGTGCGCCTGGCTGGGCGTGGATAGCGATCCGATTACCAGCACCCCCAGCGGATGGACTGATCACGCGAGCGTGGATCGCGGAGCAGTCTCCGGCACCTTTAGCACGCGCAAAGCCGCTGTCACGACTTCCGAATCCATCAACTCGGTGTCGTGGGGCATAGCTGGCGATTCCAGCGCCACATTCGCTTATATCCTGCGGGCGCCGATTTATTTTAACGCTACCGCCACCCCGAGCGGCCTGGCGACTACCGCTAGCCTCGGCACCGCTATCCTCACCGCCAGCGCGACGGCCGTGCCGACGGGGCTGGTAGCGCCCAGTCTCCTCGGCAGTGCCGTCGCGCAGGGCAACGCCAGCCTGACGGCCAGCGGCCACGAGGCGACGACTGCCCTCGGCACCAGCACGGCCACCGCCGCCGCTTCCGCCAATGCGATTGCCCCGCCTGCCGGGCAGTCCGTGGCGTCGGCCCTCGGCGCGGCGACCGCCCACGCCGATGCCACCACCGCGCCCGCGGGCCTGGCGGCTACCGCTACGCTGGGGACCAGCACGGCGACGGGTGCGGCGACGACCACAGCCGCCGGCCAGGCCCTGATCAGTACCCTGGGCACAACCACCACCCTTGGCACCGCCAGCGTCCTGGCCAGCGGTCGGGTGCTCACCGCCAGCCTGGGCCAGGTCATCGCCACCGGCGCCGCCATCGGCGAAGCCTTCCCCGCCGGTGTCGCGGCTACCGCCTATCTGGGCACCAGTACCGTCACCGGCACGGCGACCCATGCCGCCAGCGGCCTGGCCGCCACTGCGGCACAGGGCACAGTTACGGCTCACGGCGCCGCCACGACCAGCGTCATTGGCTTGGCGGCCACGGCCAGTAATGGCGTCGCTACCGCCACATGCAGCGCCACGCGGCTCGCCATCGGCCTGGCGGCCAGCAGCGCCCTGGGCACCCCCGCCACCACGGGGGCGGCCACCGTCGCGGCCAGCGGACGGGCGCTCACCGCCAGCCTCGGCACCGCTATCCTCACCGCCAGCGCGACGGCCGTGCCGACGGGGCTGGTAGCGCCCAGTCTCCTCGGCAGTGCCGTCGCGCAGGGCAACGCCAGCCTGACGGCCAGCGGCCACGAGGCGACGACTGCCCTCGGCACCAGCACGGCCACCGGCGCCGCCAATGCCAGCGCAACCGGTCAGGCCACGACGGCGGCCGTCGGTACCGCCAGCCCTATCACCGATGCCCTCTATGCCGCGAGCGGTGTAGCGGCAACGATAACCTTGGGCACGGTATTTGCCAGTGGCGCGGCGTCCGGACAAGCCATGCCCGCCGGGGTTGCCAGCAGTGCGGCTATCGGCACGGCGGTCGGCACCGGCACGGCGACCACCCCGGTCACGGGCCAATCGGCTTCAGCCAGCCTGGGCACCGCCACCGCCAGCGTCAGCCAGGCGATGGCCGTCAGCGGCCTGGCCAGCACCGCTCAGATCGGCACGGCCACCGCGACCGGCACGGCCAACACCCCCGTTGTCGGGCAGTGGGCTGATTTATCGCTTGGCATCGTCGTCGCCAGCGGTGGCACGGCCTCGAACGCGCTGCCCGCTAGCCTGGCAGCCACCGCCGCCATCGGCACGGTCGCCGCCAGCGGCCAGGCCATCACGGCGGCCACCGGCCTGTACCTCACCAGCGCCCTCGGTACCGCCAGCGCGACGGCAGCGGTAGCGGCACTACCCACCGGCCAGGCGGCTACGGCGGCCGTCGGCACGGCGGTTGGTGCCGGCGTGGCAACCGTCACCGTCACCGGCCAGGCCCTCGCCAGCGTTTTAGGTGCCGCCACGGCGGCCGGGGCCGGTGTCGGCCAGGCCATCCCTGCCGGCCAGGCGGCGACCCTGACCCTGGGCACCGCATCGGCCAGCGGCACCGCCACCGTTGCCGCCAGCGGCCAGGCACTGGCGGCAGCCCTCGGCACGCCCACCCTCACCGGCACGGCCGTTGCCGCCCCGGTCGGGCAGTGGGCGGCGCTGGCGCTGGGCATCGTCGTCGCTCAAGGTGGCACCCTCGCTACCGCCACCCCGGCCGGTCAGTCCCTCACCAGCGCCATCGGCGGCGCCCTGGCCCAAGGGGCGGCCACCGCCGCCCCGGCGCCGCCCGCCGCCGCCGTCACCGCCCCCGGCGCCGCCACCGCCAGCGGCAGCGCCCAGGCCCGCCCCGCCGGCCTGGCCCTGGCGGCCGCCCTGGGTGCAGTCGACATGGGCGTGCGCGGCTGGCTGCTCGGCGAGCTGGCCTGTCGGCCGGCCCTCGACGGGGCGCCGGTCGTGTGGCCCGCCCTCGACGGCGAGGCCGCGTGGCGGCCGGCCCTCGACGGGGCGGCGATTATCCAACCCAGACGAGGCCCGCTATGACCCCGCTCCTCATCCTCGGCACCGACCATGTGGTCGAGCTGACCGGCCCACCCGAAGCGCGCACCCGCGCCAAGACACCCCTGCGCAACGGCTTGACGGGGGCGCCGGTCACCGGCGCGACCTGCACCTGTACGCTCTGTGACGCCAACGGCCAGCCGTTGGCCGGCGGGACCTGGCCGGTGACGCTGGTGGAGGCGCCGGACGCGCCGGGCATCTACCGCGGCACGCTGCCCCATGGCGTGATCCCGGCCGCCGGCACGCGGGTCACCGCGACGGTGATCGCCGATGCCGGGCCGGGGCTGCGCCGGACCTGGACGCTCGGGCTGGTGGTCCAGCGCGCATAACCTCGATTAGCTGACCCCGCCGCCGCCGGGCGCCACACTGGCGCCCATGACTTGCCCTGCCTCCCCTGCCCGCGCGGCATGATTGCCACCCTGGAAGCCGCCATTTGCGCGGATCTCGGCACCTTGCCCGGGGTGGCGACCTGTCGCCCCTATGCCGGGGAGCTGGACGACACCCCCCCCGCCACGTTGCGCGTGCCGGCCCTGCTGGTGACGCTGGCCCTGGTGCGCGTGCTGCCGGACATCGGCACCGGCGAGATCATGCTGCGCACCCTGTGGTCCGTGCTGGTCTGCACCCGCCTGGCCACGGGCGCGGCCGAGCGCGGCCAGTCGGCCTGGGCGCTCGCCACCGCCGTGCTGCTACGCGCGCGCGCCAACAGTTGGGCCGTCCCCGGCGTGGCGCCGGCGTTACTTGCGAAGCCGGAGCGGGCGGAGGACGAGCCCAGCGCCAAGCCCGTGTGGCAACTCGAAGGCCGCGCGCTGGCGGTGCGGGAGGTGCGCTGGTCGCAAGATCTGTGCCTCGGCGCCAGCGAGTGGGACGGCGGCACGCGGCCGGAGGAAATCTGGTTTGGCGTGGCGCCGCGCATCGGCGATATGGGTGGCAGCGCGGACGATTACTGGCTGGTGGCCGAGGCCCCCGCCACAGGGGCCCAGCCGCTATGACCGCCATCCGCTCCCAGTCCGAGCTGGAGCGCACGCGCAATCAGATGCTGCGCCTGGGCACGGTGGCGGAGGTTGACGCGGCCACGGCGCGGGTGCGGGTGCGCCTGGATGATGTGCCGACGGCCTTGCTGCCGGTGATCAATCAGCGCCATGGCGCCGACCGCGTGCACTGGCTGCCGAGCGTCGGCGAGCAGGTGATGGTGTTCTGCCCGGATGGCGAGCCCTCTAACGGCTGCGTGCTGGGCGGCGTGGCGCAGACGGCCCACCCCGCGCCGCGCCAGGGCGATCAGCATGCCACCGTCTATCGCGACACGGCGGTACAGCAATACGACCCCGCCACCGGCGTTTACCACATCGAACTGCCGGAGGATGGGCTGCTGGTGCTCACCGCCCCGACCATCCTGTTGCGCGCCGATCGCGTGCTCAAGCGCGACTATGAGCGCACCTTTACCGATCAGCCCCAGGTACTGGATGACGACTATGACGAGCCCTCCGCCAGCGGGAGCCCCTGCTGTTGAGTGGCCTCGCCGCCAGTGACGGCGCCCTGCTGGCCGAGATGGCGCATATTCGCCAATCGATCCAGGACATTTTACTGACCCTGCCGGGCGAGCGCGTCATGCGCCGTGATTACGGCTGCTGGGTGCGCGCCTTGATCGACGCCCCCCTGGACCCGGTGACTATCATGGACATTTATCAGAGTGTGGTGGGGGCGATCAATCGCTGGGAGCCGCGCGTTCTGGTGCAGTCGGTGGGCCTGGATGCCGCCGGCGGCGTCACTGGCGCGACGGGTGCCACCGGCCCGGCGGCGACCGATCGGGTGACCGCCGCCGGCCAGGTGATCCTCAATATCGCGGTGCGCCATCGTGCCACTGGCCAGGGCATTAGCCTGGCGGGGCTGACGGTATGACGACGGCCCTGGATCTGTCGACCCTGCCGCCGCCGGCGGTGGTGGATTCGCTCGACTACGAGGCGGCCCTGGCCGCCAGTCAGGCCCACCTCGCCACCCTGCTGCCGGACTGGGACGCCACGGCGCTGGAGGCCGATCCCGCCAACAAGCTGCTGCAACTGGCGCAATACCTGGATCTGCTGCTGCGCGCGCGCATCAATACCGCGGCGGTGGCCAATATGCTGGCCACGGCGCGGGGCACCGATCTGGACAACCTGGTCGCGCGCTATGCCTGCGCCCGCCTGAGTGGCGAGAGCGACGCGCGCCTGCGCGAGCGGGCGCAGATCGCCTATCACCAGGTGGCCAGCGCCGGCAGCCGTGAGCGCTATTTGTATCACGCTTTGTCGCACGACCTGCGCGTGCGTCAGGTGGATGTGTGGAGCACCACCCCAGGCCGCGTCGAAGTGGCCCTGGCCATCCGCGACGAGGCCCTGGCCAGCGAGGTGACGGAGGATGCCGCCGCCAT